AAGTGATAATTCTTTTACAAAGGCAGTTTCAAGTGTACTAGGGTCAAAAGTAGAAGAGTCTGAACTTAAATTTAAAAGAGGACAGTCAAAAAAACCTAAACCTACTGAGATAGGTAAAATCAAACTTACTGAGGAGATTAAACAGTCTGCGTTAGGACAAGTTTCTGCAAATGAATTAGATGATAAATCAATTGCTTCTTTAAACGAAAATAGAGGAAAAGAGCTTTTAGAAGCTATTAAAAAAACAAGTGACGGTCCTGAGTTTTACAATAAGTCTAAATTTTTGCAAATATCCAAAATGGTTGATGGTAAAGTTGAAACTCTAAATATAATTACTCCGGCTAGTTTATTTAAAGTCCCACCTTTTATTGCTAGATACTCAAGAACAGAAGATTCTATAACACTTTCTTTGAGTGATGCCTTTGAGAGAAATTTAATTAATGACAGATAAAGGAATTGAAAATTTAACTAAACTTTTTAAAGATTTTACTAAAACTAGAACCTCACTAAAAACAGCACAAGGCGTAAAAGAATTTGCCGTTACAATTCCCACTGGCGGAAGTATACCAATGGCTAGGGCTAGAATAACAAGAACTAAGCAAACAAAAGCTGACAGAAAACAAATTGGTAGGTTTATTTCAAAAGAACAACTATCAGTTTTAGTTCGACAAAGAGTTACAAATAAGATGCCTAAAGGACCAAGAAGAGGACCACCCCTATCTGATCAAGTTTTAACATTCAGAACTGGGAGATTCGCAAAAAGTGTTAACGTTGTGTCTCTTAACTACAAATCATCTATTATAAGATATTTTTACGACCCTATTTACAGAGTGCACGAGGAAACAACAAGAGATCCTCGTGAGTTAATAGAAACATCTATTAGAGAAGTTGTTCAAAGAAAATTCGCAAGACAATTTGCGATAACGAGAATTTAATGCCTTCTAGAAGAAAAGAAATTGTAGAATTTATAGTTACTCAACTAAAAGAAATCGATGGACAAACATCTGGTTTTAATTCGTCGTATACTTATATTAATAATTTATTTAATAATGTTTTTCGCAAATTAAAGTTCTTAGATGAAGTTAATGACTTTCCCTCGATCTATGTTAGCGCTGGAACCGAAATTAGAGATTTTAATTCTAAAAGTTTGACGGTAGCTACGTTAGACGTTACCATAAGAGCATACGTATTTGGAGAAGATAATTCTCAAAACCTCTCTGATGATCTTGTTCAAGATATAGAACATGTCATCTATTCATTAGGGGATAATCCTGATAAAGGGATATTAGATATAACAATAGATAATATTTCTACTGATGAAGGATTAGCCACTCCCTACGGCATTGCAGAGGTAGAACTAACAATTGTCTATAGAATAGACGGATAAGGAGAAAAGGGATGGCATCTCTTAATTTACAAAGAAATTCAGAGGTTTTCTTGTCTACTGTTGACTTAATCAACGGTGCAGCTATGACAGATATGAAGCCTAATAATACTTGGAAACTTGAAGTGTTAGCAGGTTTTGCTGTAACATCATCAGCTGCTACGCAGGATATTACAAACCTCGAAACAGGAACAACGCCTGATCGTTCACAGCAGCGTTTTAATACAGCTATTAACCCAGTTGATTGGAACTTCCAAGTTTACTTACGTCCTACAGGTGTAGAAACTGGAGCATCTGAAAATACTACAACTGCTGCCACGAATCAAACAGGTAACGTAAAACCTGTAGCTGATTGGTTTATGTGGCAGTCAATGGTCTCAAATACCAAACCTGCTACTGGTGTTGGCACTGCAGCTAGGGACCAGTCTGTATGGGTAACCGGGGGCAAACTTCAGACAACAACAGTTGCAAAAGGCGTAGGTAGCCATGCTACACGATCAAACTTTGCAACAGCGTCAGAGAACCACTTGTACTTCAAGCTTGATAACGTTATTTACCAAGTATCTAACGCAACTATTAACCAAGCTACAGTTGACGCAGGTATCGAAGAAATTGCAACCACAACTTGGACTGGTTTTGGTACCACTCTTAAAGAACTTACAGGTACTCCACGTAATAACGCTATTTCAGTGTTTGGCGGTATTCTCAATGATGGTTCTACTGTAACAGCTAATTCAACAACAGAAAATGCTACTGCAATAACTGGTGGTGCATATCATTCATATGCTCAAATGAATGTTGCAGGATCAGTAGCAACAAACTCATTCATTAAAAATCGTTTGAGTGCTATTGAATTTCATCATAAGCCGAGCGCTGGTGGATCAGATGTTAAGTACACATTCCCAGTTACAGCACTGAGCTTTGACTATAACAACAATATTACCTACTTAACACCTGAAGAACTCGCTAACCTTAACGAGCCGATTGGTCAGTTTACTGGTACACGTGCTGTGACAGGTTCAGCTACTATGTATCTTCGTGCTGGAGATAATGAATCAGCTCAATTTTTAAGAAATATTCAGAACGACTCACGCACAGCGTCAGCACAAACTTCAAATGCTAACCTTATTATAGGTGGAACAACTGCTCCATACGTTGCTTTTCAAATGGATGCGGTACAGTTTGAATTTCCTGCGTTAGCAGTTGAAGACGTGATTTCAATGTCAGTCAACTTTGTTGGTCAAGAAACCACCGCCAACAAGGGTGGAGGCGGAGAAATGACGATGTTCGCTAAGAAGTCCTAATTGAATAACTAATGTTTCTGAGGGGGAACATTAACACTTTTTAACCAGAAGAGTGCCCATCACTTGCAAATCAAGGTTCCCCCTCACCTTTGAGAAGCAGATATGTGATGGGTACTCGTATTTTATGAGGGGAAATCATGAGTAAAATAGGAAATTTTATTTCTAAAGAAACCACAAGCTGGATTGAATTTCCAGATGTAGACGGTTTTGAAGTACATCTTCGCTTTTTAACACGTGAAGATTTAATGAAAATTCGTAATCAATCACTCACTTTCAAATTCAATAAACGCACTCGCCAACGAGAAGAAGAAATTGATAATGATAAGTTTTTAGAGCACTATGCTGGTAAAGCTGTTATGGGTTGGAGAGGTCTTAAAATTAAGCATCTTCCTTTTCTTCTTCCCGTAGACATCTCAGGAGCAAATATTGAAGAAGAGGTTGAGTATTCAGAAGATGAAGCTATTGAGCTGCTTAAGTCTTCTACAATCTTCGATCAATTTATTACAGATGCAATGAATGATTTTGAACAGTTTTCAAAGAAAAAGGCTGACGAAGCAGCAAAAAACTAATTCAGTACCTCCAGAATTCTTTACATGCTGGGGGTATGAACGCCGAACAATATATTGATATGTGTGATCAGATGGGTTGGGAAGTTGATATGGATCAGCTACCAAAAGATCCGTCTGATTTACCTGTAGAAGCGCAACAAGCTCTTATATTGTTAAACTCTCTTCCAGATAATTGGGAAGGAATGAGTGGAAGTTGGATGGGTAAAGACTATAGCGGTCTTTCGGCTATTATGGATATTTATGAAATTGATGACCGTAAAACAGTCTTTGAACTTTTAAAAGTTGCGGAAAATGAGATGTCCAAGTATTATAGTGAGAAAGCTAAACAAAGAGAATCTATGTCTAAAGCTCAGAGAGGAAAATAAGTGGCTGGCGGTAAAATTAAACAAATTGTTGAAACACAATTTACCTCAAAAGGTGCCAACAAAGTTGCTAAAGATACGCAACAAATAGGCAGGGCTCAAACCCGTCTTGGACAAGCCTCTGCATCCGCAGGTCGTCAATTTTCTGCTCAAGCCTCTGGTTTAGGTGGTTTGGTTGCTGCTTATGCTGGTGCTGCTGCAACAATCTTTGCTATCACTGCTGCTTTCCAAGCGCTTAATCAAGCTGCTCGCGCTGAACAAACTATCACTGGTGTTAATGCTCTTGCAAACGCAATCGGTGAGAGTGGTCCAAAAATCATTAAAGGTTTGCAAGAAATCACAAAAGGACAGCTCTCAATTGTTCAGACAGCAGAGCTTGCTAACTTAGCACTATCATCAGGATTTAGTGCTGATCAAATTAATAACTTAGCTGAAATCTCACTAAAAGCTTCTCGCGCATTAGGACGAGATTTAACTGATTCATTTAACCGTTTGGTTCGTGGTGTTACAAAACTAGAACCAGAACTTTTGGATGAATTGGGTATTTTTACTCGTCTTGACCCAGCTGTGGAAGCTTATGCTAGGAAATTAGGTAAAACAGTAGGGTCATTATCTAACT